TCAGAGTACCTTGGAAAAAAACTCCTGCAGCCTGGGATTGGCAGGGCGGTCGATAACGCGGTCCGGAGGCCCTTCTTCCACAATTTTCCCTTTATCCATGAACAGGACGCGGGAAGCAACCTCCCGCGCGAACCCTATTTCATGGGTAACCACTACCATCGTCAGTCCTCCCTGCGCCAGCTCCTTCATCAGGGAGAGCACTTCTCCCACCATTTCCGGGTCCAGGGCTGATGTCGGCTCGTCAAACAGGATGACATCCGGATTCATGACCAGGGCGCGCACGATGGCGATGCGCTGCTTTTGGCCTCCGGAAAGCTGGAGGGGATAGGAGTGCCTCTTGCCGTACAGCCCAATGCGCTGGAGAAGGGTTTCCGCCTGGTCTGCTGCCTCCTTTCTGCTGGAGCGTCCCGTTTTAACCGGGGCGATGGTGATATTTTCCAGAATGGTCAGGTGCGGGAAAAGGTTGAAATGCTGGAAAACCATGCCTACGTGCTGGCGGAATTGATTGACGTCCGTTCCGGGAGAGGTAACCAGCTTTCCCTTGAAACGGATTTCTCCGGAGGTCGGTTCCTCCAGCAGGTTCAGGCAGCGCAGGAAGGTGCTTTTACCGGAACCGGACGGGCCTACGATGAAGACCACTTCACCCCGGTCAATGTTCGTGGTGACATCGTTGACTGCCGGCACGGAGTTGAATTCCTTAACCAAATGGCTGATTTGGAACATGGGAGTGTTTCCGGGATGTTCATTCATTGTTTTTCAGTTTTCTTTCCAGTTTGCCGAGCATCCAGCAGACGCAGAGCACGTCCGCAAAGCTCCACCTGCTCATGATTCAGCTCGGCGGACTCATACTCCCGGCTATTCAGAAAATCATGCCAGGAAAACCCCATTCCTTCTTCGGCTGCATCATCCTTCAAAAGAAGATACTCCATATAGCGGTGCAACAGCGTGCCTTCTGCGGCAGCCTCGGAACTCTCATCGGGACAGGACTTCTCCATCGTAAACGAGCCGGGGCATAAAGCCAGACGTCCAAACGCAGACGCGGAGGGCAGCCCTTTACGTACATCTTCAACAGTATCGGTCATGTTGTCGTCTCCTTCCTATCCGATAAAGGGTTGCAGCTTGTCAGGATTGGCCGCCAGCTTTTCCTTCTGCTTGTCATTCAGTTCGTGCCATCCCTTCACCTTGTCGCCGCTGGCCTTCGCAATAGCCTTGTTCAGTTGATCTTCCGTACAGGAAAGCTCTTCCATCAGCCGGATGTGGGGCGGCGGAACTTCTACGTCGCCTTTGCCGGGAACCTCCGCGTCTCCCAGCTGCCGCGGGGAGTCAGCAACCTTCTCGGCATCCACAACGTCGCCCCCGGAAATCTCCCTGGACTTGAACAGGGGCGGCTTAATATCCGGCTGGCTCTTGCCGGCCATGTCCTCCGCTTCCCCCTCCACACTCAAGCCCAGCAACGCTTCCGGGCAATTCGTCCGGGCGAAAAAAGCCGCAGCACGGTACTTGTACATCTGTTCTGGCATCGTCTGCCACTTCTTCCCCCATCCTTCGGCCTTCACCATCTCCGGGGTAATCCAAGTTCCGTAAACATTCTGCCCCGTTTTCAGCTGGGCACACATTCTCACCCCCTTCTGAAAATCCTCTTCATTACGGTACTCGAACCAAGTCGCCGAAAACTTCGGGCAGATATTCACAAGAGCAATGGCAAACTGTCCGGACCAGGACGGGCGGTTCTGAACCACGTAAAGATTCTGCATGATCATCAAAGGATCCATCCGCAGCCGCAGGGCTGTATTCAGGGCGATGAAGCAGGAACCGGGGTTATTCTGGTAGGTGGTCGGCACCATGCTGGAAGATGCAAGCATCTCGGCGGCCTGCTTCGCCATCTGGAACTGTTCACTGTTGGCAAACGCTCCCAGTATGGACAGTTGCTGTCCTTGCTCTTGTAAAGTCAGGGATTCTGTTGTAGGGGTATTCACGTTATTAGTATTCTATTGGTTAGCTATTGATAACAGGCCGGGGACCAGTTGGCGCTGGCCCCGGCCAACTCACTATCGGTCGATTTCTCCGGTGAAGGAGGATTTTGTGCACATGCACACGGCGCCGCGGTGAATCCGGTTCTCCGGCAGATCCTTTGCCAGCTTGTCGGCAATATCCTTAATCGCATTGCGTTCCGGGATGTCCGCGCGGACAAGCTGGTACACAAAATACAGCTTCCCGTCAGCCAGGCGCACACGCAGGCGCACCTTGATTTGATACGTGGTATCTCCTTCGGCGCCCCGGATAACCGGAATCGCAATTGTGAACTCGGTAGGAACATTCAGTTCGCCGCTCTTGGAATCCACCGTTTCGTTATAAGTCAGCTTCGTTTCGCCGTCGGATGCCCGGTAGGCAGACTTAAACTCCACCTTGCGGTGCATGTCGAACTTGCTCGCCAACGTGAGCATTGCAGACGGGGTGGGCTCCATCACGTCCTTGCTGTTCTCTTCAAGGAATTCAACAAAATCCTTTTGAGACATAGCTTGTCCGTCGTATTTGGTCCAATTCTCCCACTCCACCGTCTTGTTGAGCTGCATGGTGGCTTGGTGGTCCCCCCATCCATTACCATCGGGGGAATAATAATTGAGCACGGCGCATACTTCTCTGTCGCTCACGTAAATCACGCTCTTGACGCCATTTTCGGCATCTTCCGCCTTCACGAAATCTGCCAGCGTTTCCAGGTCCAGCAGCTGAACACTGCCGGCCTTGCGAGGGGGCGTATTGCCCAGGCAATCCAGATGATAAAGGGTATATCCATTCGGCACGACGGCGGCATGACCATGCGCCACTTCCTGCACGCGTACGGCTGCCAGAGTTTCTTCGTTCAAGTTATCCATATAATTTAATTCTATAATGTTTATGTTGTTATACGGGGTTGTTGGAAAACTTAAGCCTGCTTCACCTTCCTGGGAGTATCGGCGGCATCAACATCGGCAGCAGCCGGGAATGTCACCTTCACAGGAGCATCCAGGTCCAGTTTCCCCTGGGCTGGGTCGTCCGTGTGCAGGGCGCCGGAGGTATCGGCAAACATGATGCGCGGGGCAATCGTCGGATCCGGGATGCTGGCCGTAACCTTCGGTTCAATCACCACCTGATTCACGCCGCCTTTGCGCTTCACGGACAGCTTAAGAGTCAGGGATCCATTATTCCCGGTTGCCAGCACGGCGGAAACAAGGCTGGTCATCTTGGTGTCCAAGGCTTCCAAAAGAGCCCCTTCGTTAATCTCGGAAAGTCCTTCGAAAAAGACATCTCCGGGCACTTGTCGTTTAGTTACTTCACTCATAATATTGATGATCTAATAGTTAATAATAGATGACGAATCAGTCTTCGCATTCCTCGCACTCGCAACCAGCGATTCCGTGCATGGTGGCAATGGGATTTAAGCCAGCTCTCCTATGGGCCTCCTTAAAAGCAAGCTTCACTCCCAAAGAAATAGTTTCGGGATTGCCGGAGAAACAAGTTCCGGAGGCTGCCAAGTAGCCACGAGCCGCAAGCCATTCCGTACTTTTTGCGCCGATCATTTCCGTAACAGCTTTGCAGGTAGAAGTCCTGCTGTTCACACCTTTACCCTTCTCAATCTTGATATGCAGCAGGACAGGGGTCTTACACTGATTCACAAGCTCTTCCAGGAGGTCATACACTTTTTCAATCATATCCACGGTGACGGGTGTTTGTTCGGCTGCTGGATCGCAGCAGCAGGCTTCGTCCGGCGTGCAGTTCTGCGTATTATCTTCTTCGGTATTGTCCATTGTATTGGTATTCTATTGGTTATTGCTTTCCACGATCCGCGTGGGGCGGGACGGTTTTTCCAAACCGTCAAAAGCTTTCATGGGAGTGGGAGACTCCGGGCAAAACCCGGAATGCGGGCTCTTGCCGGCCTGCAGCTCGGCGTTGTCCAGCTCCACCGACAGCCAGAACAGGCACGCAGCGGAAAGACCAAAGGAGCAGGCCCCCAAGAACTTGAAAAAGGTATTCATGCCGCAGCCCCCTTTCTTCTTCTGCGCGGGGGAAGAATATTCATATCCACTCCATTCACTTGAGGCTTCTGTGCATGATCCTGCTGGTGGATATAGCGCCATACAGACAGGGCAGGGAACTCATAGGGGCATCCGGCGCTTCCTGTTCCGGGCAACGCCTGAATGCTGCCATCCTGGACAAGGGCAAGAATGCGCTCTCTTCCCCAGCCCGTCATGAACCTTACGTCATCCAAAGTGACAACTACCTTGCCGCGGAAGGCGGCAATCGCCTGCGCCTCGTCGGAATCAGGCAATAATCCCACGCTCGCCGCCTCCGGGGAGGAAGGCACAGGAGAAGAAGCAGCCTCCTTAAGCACCCTGGCTATGGTTTCCAGGGCCTCCGCCAGACTCTTCAACGTTTTTTCATTCGTGCTCATGTTCGGTTAATTAAAATGGCCGCCCGGACGGGTATGCCCCGCGCCTGCCAGACCGTATTATTCTTATCTACCGATTTGTGTATTTTGGTTTTTAGGCCCCACCTGGGCCGGGCGATTAGTTAAAGCTCGTGCCAGCCGAGCAGCTTCAATTCTTCGATCAGGGCTTCTTCCATGGTTCAGTCGTCGTAGTGTCCGTCGGGGTTGTCGCACTGGGGGGCGTGGTCAAAATCCCACTCGTCGATGGCCTGCTCAATCTGCTCCAGGAGTCCAACCGCAACGCCGTAGGAGATCGCTTCCCCGTCCACCCGGATGCACCGGCCTTCGTCGTCGTATTCGATAATCATGATTGTTTCTTTCCAGTAGGCTGTTATATTGAACTTATGGGCTTAATTGAAATTAACGGTGATTTAGCAATGAAGCTAATCAACACAGACTATATCGTCAGCATGAGCAAGGATCTGTACTCGGATGACTACTCTCTTGTTCTGGCAACTCCTGATGGACGTTATTCAGCGCGGATTTGCCTGAGCGACTCCGACTATCAAAAAGTCTTGAATGAACTTCGGCGGAAAGCTCATGACGGCGAACTGCCAGCTTGAACCACAGCCCTTCTGCAAAAACCAACAGTGTTCCTTCCAAGGACGGTACTTCTTCGAGTTCCTCCAGGACGGTAACAGGTTCGTAATTGGAACCGATAACAATGCCATTCTTGCCTCGTTCCATAATGGAGCCGTAGCTTTCGGTCTGAACGGTAAATATTTTCATGCTTCCGGCTTCTTGGGGTTCTTCGGGCGGGACTAGCACACAACAACCTTCGGCAGCCTTTTGATGGCCTCAATCAATCCCGGCCTCGGCGTCCGCGCCCCCTTGCAAATCTGCCTGATCGTCTGGTCTGACACCTCAATCCCTTCCCTCACCAGCAAAGCCCTGGTGACGGAACTGTAATTATAGCCTTTGTCGTAAAGGTACTGACGGGTTAACACAAACCCGGTATCATTATCGGTTTCCTGTTGAGTATTGTTCATCGTCTGGTATGCTGTTTCTGTTACACATCCGGCGGTTTTGACGTCCTTGATTGGACGTGCAATGCCAATTACGGAAAAACTTTACGGCAACACAGATAAAAATGCAAGGAAAAAATATTAGAAAAACCGTATTTGCTAGCCGCCTCCGCTCTTTTATGGCGTCTAAGTCATTAACACAAATGCAATTACAAGAAATGAGCGGTATTTCTCAAGGGGCCATATCAGACTACTTGAAAGGGAAAAGTGAACCCAAAGCCGCGGCGCTTTATCAGCTTTCCCGTATTTTTGGTGTGAGCATGGATTGCCTGTGGGGAGTGACAGACGAGGCAAACGCCGAGCCCTTACTGAAAGCCCAGCAGGAAATTACCCGCCTGAAATCTAAACTTCGCTCCGCCCGCAAAACCCTGGAAGGCGCCTACTCTCTCGCTCTTGAAGCACTCGAACTCGAAGAAGAAAAGGAGAATGTAAAATGAGTGATGAAGTGATAGATGCAGAATCGTTACAGACTTCCGCGAAAAAAGAAAAGACTTTTCTTTTTTCGCGGAAAACGTCATGCTTATTGTCTTGGTTAGCTGGATTTCTTGTGGCTGGAATGATTGCTGTTATTGTTTGGAATGCTGGATTAGTTCCAACAAGCATATATTTGCCTGTGTTTGTTATTGCGATACTCCTTTTTTCAATAGCAAGAATGAAAGATGAGTATCCTAATGATGAACATGGAAAAATACAGGAAATGATAGAAATTCTAGAGTGCGAAGATACCGTCAAGGCGCGAGATTTTATTAATTCAATTTTTAACGAATTTAAAAAATTTCAAGATTGCTGGGACTCTTCGCTTTCGAAAATATCGATGTGGGGAATTGCAGGCATCCTTGTGATTAGGTATGCTGTTTTTTATCTTACTAATAAAAATTGTATCATAGACATACACTTTATTGATATAAATATATTGATAATTTTGATATTGTTATCTATATTATTATTATCTTCTATTTCTACACCTGTTATTCTCTTATTTTTAAATAGAATAGATCTTTTCGCGGAAGAAAGAAATAAAGAAAGCAACTTGGAAAGAATATGTTATAATATAGGGCTACGTTATGTGAAAATTGGAAATTATATCTCCTTTTTCTCCCTATTTCTTGCTGTATTGGCCTCAATCTCTCTATTTATAGATTTTTGGAGGGCAATGTCTCACTAATTATTTGTTCTAAATCCACCCTCAAAATACTATCATACAGAAAAAACCCGGAAACCGGTGAAATGGAATACACCCTCCATCCCATCAACCCCGACTTCGGAGACATCGAACCCATGGACGGCGGCAAAATCTCCGGCATCTATGTGGAAACGCTGGACAGATGGGAGAAAGCTTGACGTAGCAGGATCATATTGTTGACGTCAACAATATGATGACTTAACATTCGTTCATGCTCGGCAGGGTCGGTTCGTCCCAGGGAATTCACCGGGCTACTTCTCCGGGAACAGACCTCCAGTCTGAACCATGCGCAACGGAGAGGGGGAGTGATGGGGAGATTCAACAACAACCCCACGGAGCTGATCACTCCGTGGGTTTTTTATTGCCATTACAGCCGTGTACAGTAGCATCCTCCCAGAAAAGCGCTCCTGTTCAGCCCTTGGCCTTCGGGCCAGGGCTTTTTTATTGTCTTTCACCACGAAAAGATATAGTTTTCTGGTATGACTCCAGAAAAAATAATAGGAAAGAAGCGCTCCTTTCTCTATTTTGTAGCGGCATTTTTTATCGTAGCTTTGCTTTGGAGCATAATCAGCGTGGCTTTAGATATAAGATTTCTCCCGACACACGTTTCCAATTTCATACCATTCTCTGCTCCAAAAAACATGTTGGAAATAGAAAGAATGGCTGGATACATGGGGGCTCTGGACTTTGCAGGAATTCTTATTCTGGTTCTATGGCCTGTTCGCATTCTTCAAAAATATTTAATCAAGCTCAATCTCAACAAAGAGATACATAGAATAGTAGAACAAGAAGAGAGGGATGAAGCATTCCGCCAGTACTTGATTGATAACAAGATAATCACAGGAGAAGAGGAAGGTAACAAATAAAAACTACCCTCCTGTTCTCTCATTATATCTCCATCCGTAACGGTAGGGAGTTTTTTGCGTACTCATTCACCCTCCGGAACCGTCTTCACCAGATTCATCTTCTAACCCACTCATCCCAACCCGCTCCATTTTGAGCAACATCATTAGTAATGATGTTGCTCATATCAATTTTACTTTCCTTCCAATCTTAAAGGAAGTCCTTTCATGGCGCGAAGGAGGAACTCGGTCAGGTTGACGAAAGCGGCGGCGGAAAAGGCTCGTTCTGACTGGCCGGAACAAAGCTGGTTGTAGTCTTAACCTGCCAGCTGTCCGTATTGTTAAGCGCAAAAATCTCACGCACCCGCACCGTATAACCGTTGCGGTCCGTATTTCTCACGTTATCAAAAGTAATATCCAGAATTTCGCCGTGATTGTAAGCCAAACCGTTTGCCGGGATAATACTGTAAGAATCTATGGAAAGGTCGGGACGAATCGTCTTCCCGCCGCGGCCGATACCAAAGGACAACTTTGCGGCATTGGTAGCGCGCCAAAGGAAAGAGAACCCGGCGAAACTGGAATAATTCCATTGAGGGTTGCTCACCTCAAATCTCGCCTGAATGGTCGAATGAGTACCCTTGGGAACCTTAATACCAGCCAAATGGTAGGGAACTGTTTTGGTGACTGTCGAAGATCCTGACGCGGTAATGGCATCCGTATTGAGGAAAGCATTAGAGGTCAGGATGCCCGTCACTCCGGCCAAGCCTGCGGCATGCAGGCGGTTGACCGCTGCCGTATCCGTCGGCGCTCCCACGGCCAGCGGAATATTCACCCCTCCGTTGGCGTTGACGGTCCCTGTAAAAGTCCCGGACTCCGCCAGCAAACTCTTCAACGTGGCATCATCCCCCGGCTGAATGCCGTCCCGGGCAGACAATCCCGGGACGGCTCCCTTAAAAGTCTGAGTAACCAGTGCATGCTCATCGGACACCTCCACAGCATCCGTAGGAGCTACAAAACCGTATTGCCCCTCTTTGCTCGCATTCAAAACAAGCAGGGGAGAAGCCCCATCAAGAACAGCATGAACGGTACAGGCCGCCGTACACGTCAGTACATACGCACAACCTTTAACGGTATCAACAATCATACAGATCCCTCCTTGAAATACTCATCAATCGCCCCGGCAATCGCCACGCAAAGCGCATCAACCCGCTCTTCCAGCCTGTCGCAATCCGTTACATGAGAAGACGCAAACGCAGGCTCCAACATCAACGCCGGCATCCGAGTATCCTTAAAATAATAATACCCCCTGTCACTCTTACACTTGATCGGCTTCAAACCGCGATCAGGGAGCCTCAGCACATCACACATCGCCGCCTGTATCAACTCCGCCGCTCTCTTGCCATGCTTGGAGGCGTACCAATACAACGTTTCCGTGCCTCCAATTCCCGTATCTGCGCCGTTAAAATGAAACTCCACGGCCAAATCCGCGCCCACGGCATTACACCTCCGGGCCGCGTAAATCGGTGTCGTTCCCCCAGCCTCAGACCGGTTGCACACCACAGCCTCATAACCCAGCCGCTCCAACTCATCCTTCACCTTGCCAATATGGGCCGTCCAGAAAGAAAACTCTGAATGCTTCCGGTTCGTCATCACAGCCCCTCCATCCTGCGGGCTATGCCCGATACTCAATGCTACTTTCATCATCTACTTATTCTTGCTTATAAACTGTTCATTCGCCTCTACTACAAACTGACACGAACTGCACTTATGCTCGGCCTCCCGACGCGCCTCCCGCTCCTTCTCCAACTCCGCCTGCAACTTCTCATTCTTCTTCGTCTCCCTCCAAAGGAAAATCGACATCACGCTCACCACACTCGCCGGAGTCATCAAACTATCAATCGTCGGGGTAGAAGTAACGGCATTCGCTACCGTCAGCATCGCCGCGCCAAGCACAGAACAGCTCGTCAGGGAACCAGTCATCTTACTTATCCTGTTTAACTACGGGAGGAACATCACTCACGGGCTGAGCCTGTAAAAAACTCACACGCCCCGGCTCCAGAACCAGACAGGCCCCATCCTTGCACACCTCAGCCCGGTCTGGCGTCACATTCACGGAATGCCCACAGCCGGACAGAGACATTCCCAAGCCGCCAAGGATAGCCCCGGCAATAACTGCTCCGGCGGCATACAGGGCCTTTTCCCACCAGCTAGACTTGCCGGCAGCCTTAATACCGAGATAGTCACGGACATCCCCCAGCGCATGCCTGCCAATAATGGGCAGGGCTTGCTGCGCCAATCGCACAAACGCTGCCCGCTGCGGATCGGTTAAATCTCCCCAAGACTTCCAGCCGCCGCCGTTATCCTCGGAAACTACCCCATAAAAATCCTTGGCTATCGCCTCGGCATGATTGCATTCTTTATCATTAATCATATCACTTCTTCTATCTTCAATCTGTTGAGCTCCGCCTTCTGCCACCTCCGCCACGGCAGGCCGTTTCGGCCCCTTCCCCGGATTCTTGCCAATCCCTCTCCTGTACCGTCTCTTCATTACTCGCCCTCCTCTCTACCCTTATCCTTCGGCAGCATCTCCAGCCACAACACCACCTCCCGGTGAGCATCCCGCCTCATCGCATCCAAAGGATCAAACAACCTCTCCCCATCCTGCTTCTGAAAACACGGCAAATCTGTCTGAAAAAACTCCTTCATCCACTCCAGCACCACCTTCCACTCCTCGCTCCGCAACAACAACCTCTTGGCCTTCCACCTCCGCGCAAACAAATCTAACAACTCCTTCTCTTTATCTACATTATAACTAATCATAAAACGTACTGCTCATAAATCAACTACGCCGCTCCACCCTGAGCCTCCGCCGCCATCTTGGCAGCCGCAGCCTCATCCTTCATCACAGCCGCGCCCGCCTGACGCAGCCTCAACTCATCCTCATCCATCACCGCCGCACTCTTCCGCCGCCTCATGTCCTCCACCTCAATATTCCCCCTGATACTATCCTCAGACACGCCAAGAGACCGCAGCCGCGCTCTCATGCCACGATCCACATCCAAATGATCCAGCAAACCGGGAACCGCCTCACCCAACTCCACCGCCTCCCTCAACGCGGCAGCAAAAGCATCGCTCTCAATCCGCTTCAGCACCAACGCCACCTTATTATTATACGTCACCCCCGGATTCTTCAGCGCAGTCCCCACAACAGCCCCATTCCTAATCACATCCTCTCTCACGCAATCAGGCGGATCTGGAAAAACCCCGGCCCTGTACAGCACCATAAACACCCTGTCCAGCGTCGGCTGCACATCATAGGCAAACTGCACGAAAGACGGAAAAAACTGCAACAAATACTGATTCTCGCGCGCCATCACCTCCGTCGCCGTGGGAAACCCCTTCTTACCCTCATCATACGCAAACAGCTCCAGCATCGGCACCAAAAACGCATCCTTAATCCGCTGCTCCTTATCCGCAAGCTGCTTATAAGAAAGACTCACATCCCCCACAGCCGCCCACTCCTTCGGCAACAACACTCCGCCATCCTGCAACAAATCCGGATCAACCAACGTCTTCCCGCCAGCCCGCAAATCAACCTCTCCCACCAGCTTTGCCGCCGTCAAAATCCGGGGATCTATCGCCACACGCCGCGCCTTCTCCAAATCCTTCTCAATCTCCTCCACCCCCCTCACCTCGCCCTCCACATCCTGCCACGGAGCAAACCCGAAAAAACTTGTCCCATTCATCTTCCAGCGCGTCGCCATATACGGCATCTCCCACTCCATCTCCCGCCGCATCACCCTCTTCCCCTGCTGATCCACATAAAAACTCTCCCAGCCGCGGCCCATCTTCGGCTTCTTCGCCCGCCGCACCACATGCAGCACCACCCACTTCTTCTCATACATACCGGCCCCTCCCTGATGATAATCCGCCGCCATCCCCTCACTCAAAGCCGCCTTGCCAAACAAATCCGCCACATCATAAGCAGACAACAGCATCTCCCTCACAAACACCACCACCCGGCCCTCGTCATCCACCTCCCCGCAAACCTGTTCCGGGGAAATCGCCTTAAACAACAACCTCTCGCTCCTGCCCGGCCCGCAATACAAACTCCCCGTCCCCATGCCGACACGATCAAGAAAACACTCGTAAATCTCGGAATAAAAATTGCTCCGCGTCAGCTCCATCAAAGCAATATCGGAACACTTGCCATACCATGCGTTAGCCTCCTCCACATCCTCCTCCGCTACATCTCCGGGCCTCGCGATCCACTTGAACCACGGCTCATGGCTTGTCACAATATGGCTCATATGCGCTCCGGCCAGCCGGGCACAGGCCATCCTGGCCGCCCCATTCCGCACCCTGCCCACAAAATCGGACGGACGAAACCTTAAATCATCCACCCTGTTCGGCAGCAAATACCAGCGGGCAAACTGCCACGTCTTTGCAAGCTCATCCCGTTGCTTCCTCAACCCGTTATACAGGCGCACCAGCTCATCCGCCTCATCCTGACGGCTCATCCCAACGTCTCCCGTTTACCACTAGCCGCGCCTCCATGCTGCCTCTCTACCTCACTCGCAAGCAGGGTTGATGCCCTGCCTCGCCGTCTGCGTTGCTCCTCCAGTAAACTGCGCTTCGCCGCATGTTCGCTCTCCCCGGCACTCACCGTCTCCACCTTCGGAGCCTGAACGGGAGGAGCTTCACCCTTCATATTCTTCTTGAAACCCATACCCCACTCATACCACGGAAAAACAAAAACGCATCTAATCATTCAATTAGATACCCACACAACACGCAAACCATCAACAACAAACACACAAAAAAATCAATCCATCCTCGCCAATCCTCCGCTCCTGTTCCCTCCGCCCCAATCATCATCCTCATCCAGCCATCCGCCAGACTCCTCACGGCTAACAAAACCGCTCGCACGTGACACCAGCCCCTTCTTCAACGCCTCGCCCAGCGTCCTCAACGCATCAGCCCCATGAGACGCCTCGTTATGCTCCGGCACATCATGGCTCACCCCATCCTCCAGCACCGTCTTCTTGCGGTAAGCGGCAATGCAATCCACCCCGCTCAACAACTTCACATCACCCTCACCCCGGCACTCCTTCAGACAATCCTCATGAAACACCGCATTCTTCAACATCGTCCTCACGGCATCAATCCCCATCCACACGCGCGGAATCCTCGGCACCCTCACCAGCCGCCCTCCAATCCCGGTATTCCGAAAAAGAGACATAGGATCACCGCCCCAATTCCTCCGGTTACCGTCATGCGGAAACAAATGCTCATCAAAACTCATCCCCAACTCGCGCTCCCACAAACGAATCACCTCGGCATACTCCGTCATCCCCAACCCGCTGGACTGGTAAAACTTCAGCAGCCGCACCTCATACCCTACCACCTGCGCCGCCCAAATAGCCGTACTATCGTTCAACCCTAAATCCCATGCGGAAACTAACGGAAAACCCGGCTCCACGGCAAACGCCGCCCCCACGCGCCCCTGCGCCCGCAACCTGTGCATCACGGCACCATAAATCGCCCCCGACACATGCGGCCACAACGCCTCCTCCGGCGTACTCGGGTACTCCTGCTTCATCAACTCTCCCTGCGTCTGCTTCATGTGGCTGTACCACACCATCTGCTCCTGACTCAGGCTGATACCCTTCTCCCTCAACTCGTCAAAATACGCCCTGTCCTCATCCAGCACATCATACCCCTCTCCGGCCAGCGTATAACCGGCATCCTCAAACCACGGGAAAAAGAAAAACTTCCATTGTACATTGGAAAGCCTCTTCCCCGTCAAATCCAGCGCCCCCTTCATAATCTCATAATTCAGCCCGGTTCTGCCCCCTTCATGCGTTGACTCGTTAAACAAAAACCCGTCGCTCGGCACCGTATTAAACGCCCCGGACAATATTTCCGCAGCCTTGGCTGGAAAATGGCACGCCGTACTCCCAAACTCCGTCAGCCAAAGCAAATCCAATGTGCCGCCGCGCAAACTGGCCCCGGAATAAATATCGCTCCCATTGGCAAACCTCAGCTCACGGTCATTAGCATACACCGGCACCAGCCCTTTGCTCTTCACCAGCTTGCCAGTCCTCTCCTTAATCATCCGGCCCAGCCTCGCCAGCCACAAATCCTCATCAGTCGCATGTGCAGGCACATAATCCAGCCTGTCCCATGCAAACCTGATCTTGCCCAGCTTATTCTCGGCATCCGGCAAAGACTTATCCACAATCCCGGCATGGAACCCATCAACAAACAACATGCAATCCAACGCCAGCATCGCAAGATAAGTGCTGATCCCCATCTGGCGGCTCTTCAAAATAGCATTGCGGTGATGCAGCCCCCGGTGCAACTTGCGCTGTACCCTGTTCATGCGGAACCGCACCACCTTATCCCCACCCTTCACCATCTTGCTCTCCACCCAATACAAATGATTAAGCCGCCACTCCCTGTCTCCAAGCACCTCCGCAAACCTGCCCAACACGGCATCATCCATACCATTAATGGGAGGGAAAAAACCTCTACTCGCCATCTGTCACCGTCTCACTATTGCCGCCCACCTTCAAACTCTGATCACCCAACAACCCGAAAATAGCCTCCGCCAACGTAGGGCCCCCAACATGCACCTCAGACGGCGCATTATGCCCGGCCATCTCATTATCAATCTTAATCGCAGTCATCACCTCCTGCACAGTAGGGACGGAATCAAACAGCCCCAAATCCACGCCCACCTCCCCGCGCACCAGCTTCGCCAAAAACCTCCTCTTCTCCTTTGCGCTCAGGGCATACCCATCATCAAGCTCTGATCTCAACCTCTTCAGCTCCTCCTGAATGTGCGGCTCCCTCATCTTGCGGCTCGCTCCTGCGCTCGCGCTCGCATCATCACCGGGATTCCACACAACCGCATAAGCCGCGCGGGGAGTAAAACTCTCCCACACAACCATCTTGCAAAACTCATCTTCCTTATCGCTTAACTTCTTCATCTTGCATCCTTAACCTTAATCTTGCAAACCTGCCCTCTATCACCCTCCTCCCCTCCGCGCTCGCCGCATACGTCACGCAGGGCCTCTGACCCTTGACCTCCAGCAGCCCCATCCTCCGCAACCTTGCCAGCGCATTGGAAACAGACTGGCTATTCCGCGCCCGGCACCACGCCACTACCCCTCTGCACTCAACCTCTCCCAGCTCCCCCACCGCCATCAGAACCAGAAAATCCAGCGGCGTCATCTCCAGCTCCCCAAAACACACCGCTCTCACCGTCGCCGCCACCAAACGATACATCTTCATCGCCGTTGTGGCAACGGCCTGAACGGGCGGCCCTCCACATGGCCGCATCCTCCTCCGTTCAAACCATCACATACGCATTAACGCTTCAACCGCCCGCCACTTCAGGCAACCTCAACCTCCACCCCGAACACCCCGGCCACAATCGTCTTGTACCGGTCAATGCCCGTCTCCGTAGGCTGAACCTGAATATATCCGTTATCAGACTTCACATACTCCAGCAAGCCCAAATCAATCAGAGCATGCGCATCACGGATAAACAGCGTATTCCACGGCTGACGGAACAAACACCACTTCTCGCACACCTCCACCAGCAGCTTCAGCCGTTCCCCGTGGTACTTCTTGCCCTGCCGTGCCTGTCGCCGTCCAACACGTCCCATACCCGGCGCGCTAATAACCTCGCGCCGGTCGGCATCATCACAACAACACGCCTCATCAGGCTCACAGCACGGATCACAGCACGGCTCACAAACCATGCTATCGCCATACATCCGCACAACATCCTCCTGTGTTGCCTTCATGTCCTCACTCTTCCCCGCCTTGCTCTTATTTACTGTCTTTTTAGTCATAATATATTTATATTATTATGTTTCTTGTCTTTGTTTTTTCCGGAACACCCGTTCCGGGAAATCTGTCACGCACGCCGGAAACTCCGCCAACCACACCACCTGACCCCGCCGCGATTCTCACTCCTCCGCTGGATCACACGATCCTTCACGCTATCCGGCATAAACTGATTAAAATCCTCCTGCGTCCAATTAGCCACAATCACAGTATCTAACTCCGCGTTATATCGTGCATTCACCACCTCCTCAAAAAAATCCAGACTCAAATCCCTGCCTTCCCCCTTGTACCCAATACCACGCTGAAACTCATCCAGCACCAGCAAACTCTTGCGCCGATGCCCTATCTGTACGGCAAAATCACGCTCAAAACTGCCTCCCAGCCCAATCTTCGCCAGCCTCTCCCGGTACAGGCCATCCCCGCTGAAATACCATGCCCTCTCATACCCGCAATCCCGCGCCAGCTTGCAGGCGGACAACGTCTTGCCCGTACCTCTCAGGCCAAGCACCACGGCCAGCATCCCCTTCCCGGCCATCCCCAGCAGCCAAGCCCTCAACATCCCGGCCTTGCGTTCCGCATCCACGTCCTCCACGGATGCAAACGGAAGCTTCAGCTTGCAATACTGTTCCGGCCAGCCCCACATCTTCAGCCGCTTCAACTTGCGGGAAAACACCACATCGGCATCATCAAACATCGTCGGCTCCGCCTCTGCCACATCATTCTCCACATGCAGCGCAATCCGGGACAACACATCATCTAAATCATCATTCATCATTAAAACCCTTCTGCATCAATCACAATATCCTCTCTCACTCCCTGACCTGCGGCCCGGCCACGGCCCTTCTGTTCCTCCCGCAACCGCTCCTTCTGCCACTTCCGCGCATTCTCTTGCAGCCAAACCTTCGCCTTATACCTCCAATTCTTCAGCAACCCGCCTCCCGCAGTCCTCCCGTCCTTGTAATGCTCGTAAAAATCCGTCGCCAGCATCCTCACACGCTCATCTTCCCGTTCTGAGTAATGCAAACCATTCCTCATCTCGGCCAGCACCTCCTCCACACTCCCCGGCACGTCAAAAGCATACACGCCCGCACACCGCTTCGGCCTTTTTGGCACTACCCCGGCCACCTCTTCCTTAAACGGCAACTCACTAGCTCTGAAAACATTAACACTACTTAACATCTCGGCTATCACACCGCCGCGAGAATCTGAAACACCTCCTGATTCGTCAGAATCAGGCACTTGCGGAGGCGCAGCCTCACCATGATTCACCCCGGAATTCTCCAAATCACCGCCCAAATGGCCCTCCCCCGCACGCGCGCGGCCACGCGCGGATAGGTGCGGGGGTGTGGGGGAAGAATG